AACAACAAGACTCAACACAACACAACCAAACACGACCAGACAAGACCTATCGACATTCAAGCGCAAGCAAACAAACCCATTTGCTCACGTGTTCACATCGACCACACAGAAGTTCCACGGCTTGATAGCACGGTGCTACAAGAGGATTTCCTGTGTTTCCACGCAAATTGTGATGGCAGGCATGGATGGTTCGTGGGCTATGGTAGCGTCACGAAAGAGGCCAAATCTTGACAATCCTTACGTTGTGAGGAAAGTCATGGAGAGGTACGCAGCAAAGCATCAAGAGTACGATGCTGAGAAGGCACTCGCAAAGAATCTGAGGATTCTGAAGCGAACACATCCTGGCACAAACTTCACACTACCAACCACACAAGTGCCAGTTGAGCAACCCAGAGAAGAACCAAAACTCAAAAGAGTGCAGATCTGGGTGAAAGTAGCAGACCACAATGTAAAAGTTGACACACCGATCACTAAACGAGTGGTAGCTAAGGAAAAGCCAAAGCCACTAATCGTAAAATATGATGTGGCAAGTTTAACTTCACAAGTAATCAAGATGAAACAAAACACCAATTGTGAAGTTGCTATAATAGGCCGCAAACAAAGTCACATAACGCGGCTCAATGCAATCACACGCAACAAGAGACTGCACTTACATTGCAAAACGCTTCATGAAGAAGGAAAATTCAAGAGACGTGACGTGCGAATCTCAGCGGAGTGGCTCCCAACTCTCGCCACAATATGTAGGAAGTTTGATACAATGCCACACCATGAATTTGCTAAATTACGTAAAGGTGATAGCGGTTTAACGTGCTTTTATCATAATGAGCTTTTCATAGTTAGAGGCCGCTGTGATAATGAATTAGTCAATAGTTTGACTATTGAAAATAATGTCTTAGATATTAATCACTATGCAGATCCACAGGCAAACGCTTTTTGGAAAGGGTATACAGACGCTTATGTTAAAAATAGAGGGATATCTACAACGCACACAGAACACATTCCCACAGTCAATCTGGAAGAGTGTGGAAAGAGAGCAGCTTTGATGGAAATCCTGTTTCATTCCACATTCAAGATCACGTGCAAAATTTGCAACACAGATGACTTAGAATTAGCGGATGATGAATTTGGAGAAAAGTTATACAAGCTTACCCAAAAAGTGGAAGAGTCCGAGAAAGAATATCTCGAAAAGGATCAGAAATTGAAGAGGATGATGACTTTTATAAAAGAGAGAAGCAAACCAAAGTTTGAGCATCTTCCAATCACATGGCAGGTTGCTGAGACCATTGGCCACTATCCCGACAATCAAGCAAAACAAATCATGACAATCAATGAATCGTTAATAAAGGTTAGCACGCTCTCGAGTGAACATGTTACAAAAGCAAGTCATGCTTTGTTAGAGCTATCTCGATGGTTCAAAAACAGAAAAGAATCGAGCAAGGAGGATACACTCAAGACATTTAGAAATAAAGTTTCTCCAAAAAGTACGATAAATCCAGCACTAATGTGTGATAATCAATTAGATGCCAATGGGAATTTTCTGTGGGGTAAGCGAGAATACCATGCGAAGCGGTTTTTCACAAATTACTTTGATCAAGTTGATCCAGCAGATGAATACGAGAAGCATGTCATTAGATACAACCCACACGGCTCGAGAAAGCTTGCTATAGGTAAGTTAATTATACCATTGAATTTTCCTAAGATTAGAGAATCGTTTGTAGGAATACCAATCGAAAAACAACCATTGAGTAAAGCATGTCTGAGTAAAATCGACAACATTTACAGCTACCCTTGTTGTTGTGTGACCACAGAATTTGGAGAACCATATTATTCCGAAATTATTCCTCCAACAAAGGGACACATAACAATTGGGAACTCAGTGGACCCAAAAATAGTAGATTTGCCAAGTACTGACCCACCTAGTATGTATATAGCTAAGGATGGTTATTGCTACCTCAATATATTTTTGGCCGCTATGATCAATGTGAACGAAGACTCAGCAAAGGATTATACTAAGTTCATTAGAGATGAGTTAATCGAGCGACTCGGCAAATGGCCCAAAATGAAGGACGTTGCAACTGCTTGTTACATTCTATCAGTAATGTATCCAGAAGTGAAGAACGCTGAATTACCACAAATATTGGTTGATCATGAAAACAAGACAATGCACGTGGTTGATTCTTACGGTTCTCTTAGCACAGGTTTTCACACACTCAAGGCAAACACTGTTAACCAGTTAATACGTATGCAATATGATTCAATGGACAGTGAAATGCGCGACTATATAGTTGGAGGTGGGATCACAAAGAAAACATTCAGTGAAAACCTTAGCTTACTAGCGAAGAATATGTTCAAACCAGAAGTCATGCGAAAACATATGGAAGAAGAGCCATTTTTAATCATCATGGCAGTTGCATCCCCAACAGTTTTAATTGCTATGTATAACAACAATTACATCGAGGAGGCAATGACCATGTGGATCACAAGAAATCAAGGGATTGCGTCAATTTTCGCGACGTTGGAAGCATTAGCAAAAGAGACATCAAAAGCAGAGTTATTAATACAACAAATGAATATTCTTGAAAAGGCTTCATCACAATTGCGATTCGCTGTATCCGGAATAAGCCACGTTAGTCCAATGAAGAAACTTCTATGGTCACAACTGGAAGCAATGACCACTAGAGCTGAAATGAACCAAGAACTCAGGGAGGAAGGTTATGCATTGTACGATAATCGATTGTATTCACTTGTTGAAAAAATCTACATCGATCAATTAAATCACGCATGGGCAGAATTGTCATTTTGTGGAAAATTACGCGAAATTTGGCGTGTGTACAAACACAAGAAATACTACAAACCATCCTTAACCCTGAAAGAAAGCGTAGGTTTAGACGGTGTTTACAATATATCAGTTACGCATCTGGTGTCAAATTCAGTGCAGAAGGTTCGCACTCGAGTCAACTCTATTACAACCAAACTCCGCCGAAGTGCATGCGATAAATGGGAAGCGGCTAGACTTAGGGCGATTAGAACAGCATACTGGTTAGTTCCTGACATATTTAGATTAATCCATATACTTTTAGTACTAAGTGTTTTAACAAGTATAGCAAATACTATTTTAGTTATATTACAAGACTACAAAAGGCTGCAGAAACAAGTGCGCATGGAAGAATATGAGAAAGAACTAAATGAGGTACGACAAATCCACGCAAAGCTAGATTCAATCCACAGTGGTGGCATGACAAAAGAGGAATTCATAGAATATATCCGAGACAACCATGAGAGATTACTTGAAGCTGCGATTGATCTAACAGGAACTGGAGTCATACATGAGCACAAATCAAAGTTGGAAACGAACTTAGAACAAGCAATGGCTGTTGGCACATTACTAACAATGATGTTTGATCCAAACAGAAGTGATGCTGTTTATAAAGTTCTGAACAAAATGAAAACAGTTATCAACACATATGAACAAAATGAGACGTTTCCACGCTTTGATTTTACCAAGATGTTTAACAGAAATGTCGTACACCAAAGCATTGATGTTGATGATCCACTCACGTTAGACATAGACAAGAAGATGACAGTTGATTTCTCTACTGAACAAGATTTACCTGCGAGTACATTTACTAATGACGTGACATTTGAAGGCTGGTGGAGCAATCAGCTAGAGAATAATAGAACAGTTCCACATTACAGATTGGGTGGCGAATTTTTAGAATTCACTAGAGCAAATGCAGCACAAGTTAGTCTAGACATTGTTCATAGACGTGATGATAAAGAATTCTTACTTAGAGGTGCCGTTGGATCTGGAAAATCAACAGGTTTGCCATATCATCTTAGTCTCAGGGGAAAGGTTTTATTGTTAGAACCAACGCGTCCACTAGCAGAGAACGTGTGTAGACAACTTCAAGGGCCACCTTTCAATGTTAGTCCTAGTTTACAAATGAGAGGCCTTAGCTCATTCGGATCAACCCCAATTTCAATAATGACTACGGGTTTCGCTCTACATATGTTAGCTAATAACCCAGATAGATTAGAGCACTACGATTTTGTAATCTTTGATGAGTGTCATATAATGGAAGCTCCAGCAATGGCTCTCTATTGTTTATTGAAAGAATATGAGTACAAAGGGAAAATAATTAAAGTGTCAGCAACACCACCAGGACGTGAATGTGAATTTTCTACGCAACATCCAGTAGATTTACAAGTATGTGAGCATTTAACACAAAATCAATTCGTCATGGAACTTGGAACAGGATCAAAAGCCGACGCCACAAAGTACGGTGATAACATATTGGTATATGTGGCTAGTTATGGAGACGTTGATTCATTATCGCGGATGCTTGCTGAGAAACACTATTCAGTTATTAAAGTTGATGGAAGAACAATGAAACAAAATGTCAGTGGTATCAATCCGAATGGGACGAGTACAAAGAAATGTTTTGTGGTAGCCACTAATATCATTGAAAATGGAGTCACATTAGATGTTGATGTAGTTGTTGATTTTGGGCTTAAAGTAACAGCTGAACTTGATGTTGATAATAGAGCTGTTATGTACAGAAAAACCAATATTTCTTACGGTGAACGCATTCAAAGACTTGGAAGGGTCGGAAGACACAAACCAGGCACTGCTATTAGGATTGGAGCAACAACCAAAGGAGTACAGGAGATACCAACAATGATCGCAACAGAAGCAGCGTTCCTCTGTTTCACTTATGGATTAAAGGTGGTTACACACAACGTTTCCACTTCGCATCTTTCAAAGTGTACAGTGAAACAGGCCAGAACAATGATGCAATTCGAGTTATCACCATTTATAATGGCAGAGCTAGTTAAATATGATGGGTCCATGCATCCAGAAATTCATGAAAAGCTCAAGAAGTACAAGCTCAGAGAATCAACAATCATGTTGAGATCAAATGCCATTCCTTACACTAATGTACACCACTGGATGAGCGTTAAAGACTACAATAAGCTTGGGTATGATTTAGATTTAGGTGAGTATATAAAACTACCTTTTTATGTTAGAGGAGTTCCTGACAAGTTATATTCTGATATATACGACACAATTGTAAAATACCAATCAAATAGCTGTTATGGCCGATTATCTAGTGCATGTGCTGGAAAAGTTGCGTATACATTGAAGACTGATCCTTACTCTTTGCCAAGAACGATAGCAATCATTAACACATTATTGGCTGAGGAACATAAGAAACGAGATCATTATTTAGCAATGTCGTCAAATCCTTCATCCTCACACGCATTCTCGCTCAGTGGTGTTGTATCCATGTTATCATCACGATATATGAGAGATCACACCAAAGGGAACATAGAAAAATTGATTAGAGTGAGAGACCAACTCTTGGAATTTCAAGGAACTTCACAGCAGTTTAAAACACCTGAAGATTTAATTGAATACGGATCCTTAAATACAGTCATCCACCAAGGAGTTGACGAAATTTCGGAATGCCTACAACTGCAAGGAAGATGGAATGCTCCATTGATACAAAGAGATTTGATGATAGCAGCTGGAGTCTTTGCGGGCGGTGGCTTAATGCTTTGGTTTATGTTCCTTAGATGGGCACGACAAGATGTAACACACCAAGGCAGATCTAAAAGAAGTAAACAGAAATTACGATTTAGAGAAGCGCGAGACAATAAGCACGCTCACGAAGTTTACGGAGATGATGAAGTCATTGCACGAGATTTTGGAACCGCTTACACTCAAAAGGGAAAGGGCAAAGGAACGAAAGTAGGATTAGGAAAGAAGCAACACGCCTTTCACATGATGTACGGATTCGACCCTCAAGACTACAATCTAATTCGATTTGTCGACCCGTTGACAGGCACAACACTAGATGAACAAATTTACGTGGATGTTAAATTAGTGCAAGAACATTTTGCAGAAATTCGTGAGGAAGCTATCAATAATGATCAACTTGAACGTCAGCACGTATACAGCAACCCAGGTCTCCAAGCATTTTTCATTCAACATGGGGCAACAAACGCACTTAAAGTAGATCTAACACCACACAACCCACTGAGAGTCACAACAAACAACAATATAGCAGGGTTTCCAGAATGTGAAGGCATACTACGACAAACGGGACAAGCAGTTAAAGTGCATGTAAGTGCAGTTCCTCAACCTAATGAAGAGGGTGTAACACACGAGGCTAAATCAATGATGGCAGGATTGATTGATTTCACACCAATCTCCAGTCAAATTTGTTCGATCGTGAACGATTCTGATGGATGCAAAAGAAATACATATGCAATTGGATTTGGATCATACTTAATAACACCAGCTCATTTATTCAAATACAATAACGGTGAACTGACAATTCGTTCTTCTCGTGGTGTGTATAAAATACGGAATTCTGTTGACGTTAAACTACATCCAATGCAGCGTAGAGACATGGTTATTATGCAGCTACTTAAGGACTTTCCACCATTTCCACGAAAACTCAAATTCTCACAACCTGATAGAGCTATGAGAGTATGTCTAGTAGGGGTAAATTTTCAACAGAATTATAGCTCATGTACAGTGTCAGAAAGTAGCGTGATAGCCCCAAAGGGTAACAGCGATTTTTGGGAACATTGGATTACAACTAGCGATGGCCACTGTGGATTGCCACTGGTTGATGTTAAGGATAAATTAATAGTAGGCATCCATAGTTTAACGTCGACAAATGGCAATACTAATTTCTTTGTTGCAATTCCTGACAGATTTGGGGAGTATCTTAACGAAATCGTGGCTACTAACAAATGGGAGAAAGCTTGGAAATACAACCCAAATTTAATTTCATGGTGTGGACTAAACTTAGTTGAATCAGCACCCCAAGGCTTATTTAAAACAGCTAAACTAATCGAAGATCTCCTTGACGACGTGCAAGAACAAGGAAGAACTGAATACACATGGCTTACACAAGACATTTGTGACAACTTGCAGGTCGTAGCTAAATGTCCAGGGCAATTAGTGACAAAGCATGTAGTAAAAGGACCATGCCCGCATTTCGCACTGTATTTATCAACACACGATGATGCAAGGCAATATTTTGAGCCGCTAATGGGGAAATATGACAAAAGTCGATTGAATAAAGCAGCTTTCACAAAGGATTTAATGAAATATGCAAAACCAACTTACGTTGGTGATGTTCAATATGACATATTTGAGAAAGCTGTAGACAGAGTCAAAAGCTTGCTATTCGAAGTTGGAATCAAACAATGCACATACATTACTGATGAAGAAGAAATTTTCAACTCGTTAAATATGAACGCAGCTGTCGGAGCCCTTCACACAGGAAAGAAAAAGCAATATTTTGAAAATTTTACTGATGAAGAAAAGGAAGAAATTGTCATGCGGTCCTGTGAACGCTTATACAAAGGAGAACTCGGAGTATGGAATGGATCACTCAAAGCAGAAGTGCGACCAATTGAGAAAACAATGGCCAACAAGACACGTACCTTCACAGCGGCACCACTTGAAACACTACTTGGTGGAAAAGTTTGTGTCGATGATTTCAACAATCAGTTTTACGCACATCATTTAATTGGCCCATGGACAGTCGGAATAACGAAATTCTATGGTGGTTGGAACCAATTATTAGGGAAGCTGCCAGACGGCTGGATATACTGTGGCGCAGATGGTTCGCAATTTGATAGCTCACTTACACCGTACCTGATAAATGCCGTTTTAGACATTAGATTGAGTTTCATGGAAGAATGGGACATCGGTGAAAGAATGCTCGAAAATTTGTACACGGAAATTGTTTTTACACCAATAGCGACACCAGATGGATCCGTCATCAAGAAGTTTAAAGGAAACAATAGTGGGCAACCATCAACAGTTGTAGATAACACGCTCATGGTAATATTAGCATTTAATTATACAATGTTAGCATGTGGTATTGAGAGTGATATTATAGATGATGTATGTAAAATGTTTGCTAATGGTGATGATCTATTACTAGCTGTCAATCCTAGGTATGAGTATATCTTAGATTCTTTTAGTAATCATTTTTCAAATTTAGGTTTAAATTTTGACTTTTCATCACGGACAAGAGACAAATCAGAACTTTGGTTCATGTCTACTCGAGGAATTCGATACAATGATATTTACATTCCAAAACTCGAGAAAGAAAGGATAGTTGCAATCTTAGAATGGGATCGCTCAAAACAGCCACAGCATAGACTTGAAGCAATTTGTGCATCCATGTTTGAAGCATGGGGGTATCCAGACTTATTACATGAGATTAGAAAGTTTTATGCTTGGCTATTAGAGATGCAACCTTTTGCTAATTTGGCGAAGGAAGGACAGGCACCATACATTGCAGAATCGGCACTACAAAATCTGTATACTGGAAATGGTGTTAATGAAAATGAGATTGAGAAATATTTTCAACAGTTCAAAACTGATTTACACGGATATGTTGAAGACTATAATGAAGATGTTTATCATCAGAGTGGTAGAGGTGATGCCGGAACCCCACCACAAACAGAAGAACAGAAGAAAGCTGCTGAAGAACAGAGACAAAAAGCAGCAGCCGATGCAGAAGCGAAGCGCAAGGCAGCAGCGGATGAGGAGGCAAGAAGAGCGCGAGAGGCTGAAGCAGAGCGGAAACGACAAGCAGATGCCGCCGCAAAAGGAAAGCAGGACAAGGATGTCAATGTGGGAACACATGGAACTGTAGCAGTACCAAAATTGAAAGCCATGTCCTCAAAAATGCGCTTACCACTAGCCAAGGGGAAAAACATTTTACATGTAGAATTTCTTCTCAACTACAAACCAGCTCAACAAGATATATCTAATACACGAGCAACCAGAGCTGAGTTTGATAGATGGTATGATGCTGTCAAGAATGAGTATGAAGTAGACGATACACAGATGACAGTAATCATGAGTGGACTAATGGTATGGTGCATAGAGAATGGTTGCTCACCTAACATAAATGGAGTGTGGACAATGATGGATGGAGAAGAACAAAGGACTTTTCCACTTAAACCTGTCATTGAAAATGCATCACCCACATTTCGACAAATAATGCACCATTTTAGTGATGCAGCTGAAGCCTACATTGAATTCCGTAACGCAACGGAAAGATATATGCCACGATATGGTCTTCAGCGAAACTTGACCGACTATAGCTTAGCTCGATATGCTTTTGACTTTTACGAGATCACATCTCGCACAACAGCACGAGCTAAGGAAGCCCACATGCAGATGAAAGCAGCAGCAGTGCGTGGTTCAAACACGCGCATGTTTGGCTTGGATGGGAATGTCGGCGAGTCCCAGGAGAATACAGAACGTCACACTGCTGGCGACGTCAGTCGCAATATGCACTCCCTTCTTGGGGTGCAGCAGCACCATTGATTCCTGGAAACCCTGTTTGCAGTACCTCAGTATTTTTATAATTCTATAAGGATAATGAGGCTCTGCCTCCACTTTATATGCTTTTATTAAGAGTACTATAAATCCCTTGCTATTCTGCAAGATGTGTGAGGCTTTGCCTCTTATCTTATAGGTTTGAGGGATGTACTAGCTTCGAACCACTGGACGGACACCTGTTGAGTGGCTATGCTACGTTGCAGGGTTGCGAGTTTAGTGGCAAGAG